GGCGCCCGCGTTGACGTTGCCTCGGGCCTCCAGGCTCATCCGACCCACCCCTCCACCCGGTGCGACTCCAGGAGATGCCGGAGCGAGAACGGGAGCTCGTTGACGATGTTGCCGACGTTCACCGGCGAGCGGAGCTCGTACAGGTGCGCGAGGACCAGGAGGACGGCGTGCTTGAGGCCGGCGGAGATTTCCGCGGCCGTGGTGGCGCCGGCGGTGAAATTGACCTCGACCGCGTCGGGCCGCACCGCGAGGTCGGGCCAGGAGGCGCCGTCCGCGAGGACAACCGCGCCCGGCGTGATGACCGTGACGACGTGGTAATTGGTGGACGCGAAAGTCGCCTGGGCGCCGCCGCCCTCGGGGTAATACTTGACCGAGGTGACCGAGGCCAGGGGCGAGCGCGGGAGCCGGATGACGTTGCCGACGCCGGCGAACGTCTCCGCCGGCCACTCGGAGGCGACCAGGCGCCAAGTCTGCGTGAGGAGCGCCTGTCCGGTGAAGTCCTCGACGATTTGCCGGGCCGTTGTGATGAGGGAGGTGATTTCGCTCGCGTCGTCCTGCGAATCGACGCGGAGCCACGCTTGGGCCTCGGCCAGGGTGACAGGCTCACTCGTTGCGTCGGTAATGCGGACGGCGGCGGAAATCATTTTTTCGCGGCCTTGCGGCGGATGGTGGCGGGCGTGGGGGCGGCGTCGGCCGTCTCGACGACGGGCGAAACCGCGGCGACCTCGACCGGCGCGGACGCCGGCTCGGCGAAGGGAACGGCCTTGCGCACGCTCACCAGGGAGGCGGCGAGGTCGGCTGGCAGTTGCACGACCTGGCCCGGGGCAAACGATCCGGAGGAACCGGCCGACACCGGGCGAAGAATTTTCACGGTCACGGCTTGCATTGTGTTGGGAGTTTGATGGAGCCCACCCGCCGCGAGGCGGATGAGCTCGACGAACCCCCAAACGTTAGGCCGTGAAGTCGTCGCCAGCCGCGAAGCTGACGGGACGAATCACGCCGCCGTCGTAATAAACGGCCGCATTGATGCGGGTCAGGCCGTAATCGTCCTTCGAATACGGGTTGACCAGGAACTCGATGCCGCCCCACTGCGCCACGACGAAATCGGCGAAGTTGCCGAAAATCCACGCGGACAGCGTCGAGGACGTGCCCTTGGTGAGCGCGGCCGAGACGTTGTTGCTCGTGAGGTAGTTGTACCCGTTCACCTGGCGGCCGAAACGGTCGTCGATGATGAACATGGAGTCGGTGGACGACACGCGGACGGTGGCCTTGGCCTTGCCGATTTGCGTGGCGTTGGTCAGGTACGCCAGGTTTCCGATGTCGGCGTTGTCGATGGCGACTTCCTTCTCCAGGTTGACAATGTCACCCCAGGCAAGGGCCGCGCCGTTCGCGTTGGTGGCGTCGCTAGCGGCCGCACCGGCGTAGATAGCGCCGATGCCAGTGGTGGCCAGGATGCCCGTGGGCTCGTTGGTGCCGCCGCCATGGATGAACGCGGTCTCCATGAGCTGGTTGAGCGCCTTGGCGAGATGGTTCTGGAGGAACGCATCGACGCCGGCGACCTGGGACTGGCGGAGGAGCTGGTTCGAAACCTCCAGCACGGTCGGCAGACGGCGGGGCTGGAGCGACAGCTTGGAGATGGTCGCGGTGTATTCGTCGGCCTGGGCGTTTTCGGCCTTCTTCGCCGGCAGGGTGCCGACGACGGCGCGGGGCAGGTCAACGTTGCCCTGGAGGCCGGAGAGCACGGTGGCGCCGGCGCCAACGAAAACGTTGCGGTTGAACAGGTGGTCGATGAGGCCGACCTTGTTCGTCTGCACGGTGTCGCCGCCCTGGTTGGCGGTGCCGGCGGTCATGTCACGGCGCTCGCCGCGAGCGATGGCGGCGCGGCGCAGGGCCTTCGCCGAAACCATAACGCCACGCGGAGCGAAGCCGGCCTCGCGGGCCTCCTTCTCGCCTTCCTGCGCGAACTCGGCCTCGGCGCCGTCGAGCGGCTGGTTGTTCGCCATGCGGTTGATGAGGCGGGTGAGGGAGAACGACGCGACGTCGCGCTCCTCGGAGGGCGTCAGGCTAGGGGCCTTGCTGCTCTCAAGCGCCAACTGCTTCGCCTCGGTGGCGATGCTGCGGGTGCAGAGCTCGGCCTCGGCGTGGAACGCCTCGACCTTGCCGATTTCCTCGGACGAAAGCTCGCGCTTTTCGTCGCGGGCCTTGTTTACCAGGGCGGAGGCTTCCTTCAGCTTCGCGCCCCGCTTCTCTTCCAGTTCCTTGATACGCTTGGTAATCATGGGATGTAGTTTTGCGGAGAGGGCGTTACTTGATTCCCAAACGCGCCGCCCAGATGTCGCGCTCGGGGGTGGTGATAATCGCCGCGGCGGGTGTGCTACGGAGAAAGGCTTCGCGCTCCTGCATGACCTCGCGGAGGTCGGGAGCGGTGGTGCGGAGCTCGCGGAATTGCCGTTGCGAGCGAGCGCCGATGGAGGTGTCGGGGTACGCGGGCCAGACGACGGCGGAGACCTCCAGGAGGTCCACGTCGAGGAGCGTGCGCAGGTCGGTGCCGTCGCGCTCCTCCCATTTCGTTTTCACCGGGACAAACCCGAACGACATGGAGTCAACGATGCCGGCCTTGATGTTGGTGAGGAGGTCGCGGTTGGTCGCCGTATCCACCAAACGGATTTCCACGGCCAGGCCGTTCTCGTCCTCGCGGACGGTGAGCGTGTCGGGCGTGCGGCCGGCGGGCTTGCTCGGGTCGTGGGACCAGAGGGCGACGACGTCGGGGTTTTCGGTGAGGGTGCGCTTGAACGCGCCCGGCGCGATGCGCTCGACCCAGGGTTTTTGATAACCCTCAAACTCGACCGAGTCGCTGTTGAACTTGGCCGCGTAACCGTTGAGGACGCCGATGAAATCGGTCCCTTGGTCGGCGGCGCGGACGGTGAGGCCCTTGAGGGCGCGGTGTTCGATGTTCATGGCGTCAGGTGTTGGCGTCGCCCTCGGTCTGCTCGACCTGGCCGGCAAGTTGCGCGTCGGCGCCGGAGGAGGTGCGCCCGCCCTGGCCGTTGAAATCTTCCCGCGGGTTGTCGCCGATGGCGTCGGGGAAATCGTTCATCTCCTCGGCGTCGCGGATTTCGTTAATGGTCATGGCGCGCATTTCGCGCATGAGCCGGTAAAACTCGGCGCGGCTTTTCGCGTCGCCGCGAAGGAGCGCCTTGAGGTTGAACTTGAAATAGAGGCCGCCGGAGGCGCGCTCGTCGCTCGTGAGGAGCGAGGCGTTGAGCCGCTGCTCCCAGCGCTCAAGCCAGGGCTGGAGCGTCTGGTTGACGAACGAGAGCATGAACTGCTCGACGCTCGCGTACGTCGCCGACTTGTCGCCGTGGGCCAGCATCACGAGCGGGATGCGGAACGCCTCGGCGATGTCCTTGCGCTGGAATGTGCCGGAGGCGATGAGCTCGGCGTCCACGTTGGACATTCCGACCGACTGCCAGTCGAGGCCGCCGTGGAGGATGGGAACCTTGGCGCCGTTCTCGCCTGCACGCTGCGCGTCCCATGCGTTGCGGAGCTCGCCGATTTGCTTGGGGCTCAAGCTCGCCGGCGTCTTGAGGATGCCGGGGAACTTGTTTCCCGCGGAGAATGATTTCGCGGCGTGTCCCTGGATGGCAAGCGCGAGGCCGATGGACTCGCGCATGAGGGAAATGGGAGAAATCCCGACGAGGCCGTTGTTGGACAGGGCCCGGAAATGCAGGATTTCGTTGGCGGTGAAGAACCGCGTTTGGCCGGTGAGGCGGTAAACCAGGTCACCGGAAGTCAATTTTTGGACCTGGACGTCGGCCGGGTGCAAAGGGTCGAGCGCGACGACGTCGAAAAAGCGGTCGCGGACGATGCGGCAATACGCGTTGCCGCGGAGGCAGAGATGGCCCTGGAGCATTTCGCGCCACTCAAACGAAGTTTGGTTGACGTTTGGCGCGTCCTTGAGGAGCGGATACAGCGGATGGTCGGTGGCCTCCTCGCGGCCGGCGGCGGTGCGCCGGTAGAGCTTGAGGGGAAGCATGGCCACGCCCTCGGCCAGGATGCGCGTGCACGCGAAGACCGTGGAGACGGTCATGGCCGAGTCGGCCGATACCGCGGGGCCGGCTTGCGTCGTGGACTCGAAAGCGCGGAGGAGCCATTCCTCCGGCTGTTTAATCGACGAGCGGGTTTCCGCGCCTACGTGCGGCGACGTCGCGACGCCGGCGGAGCCGGACGCGGTGCGACGTTTGAAGAAATCCCAAAGGGCCACGCCTGCACCAAGGGGCGCGTCATGCTATGCAACAACGGCGCCGTTCGTGGAAATGCGGACGGATGGCGACAAATGGCGACGGATGGCGAGCGGCTGGCGTTTTTTCACGCCACGGCCGGCCTGGCACGGCGCGTGAAGGCGCGGAAGTCTGGGTTTGATTCCAGCCAGCGGAACACGTCGCCCGGGCGGGCTTGGCCGGCGACGAACAGGCGCTCGCCGCGTTGGCATGATTCTCGCCGGATGGCGCGTATATAGTCGGCCGATACGCAAAGGCCGTGGTCGCGGCAAAGGGCGTCGGCGAGCTCCTTGGGCGGGAGGAATTTTTCAAGCGTGGTGGCGTGCATTTTCTGGGGTGCGTTAAACCAGTGAAATCATGGGCGCGGTCGTGGGCTGCGTGACCATGCTGCGGCCAATGGCCATGATGAGCGCGACGATGCCGTCGATGCGCTCGGTGGATTTCTTTTTGTCGGGTTTGATGTTGCCGGCGGCGTCGGTGGAGACGCTCACGTTGCCGCTCATCCACCGGAGGACCGGGTTGCCGCCGTGGGCGAACGACCGCGCCAGGAGGCGCTTTTCGAACTCCTTTGTTGCGGGCGAGAGCGAGGCGAAACCCTGGCGGAACGGGACGACGGTGAGGCCGTCGCCGGCGAGTTGCGTGGCTAGTTGCGTCACGTTCCACGGGTCGAACGCGAGCTCCGCGAACGGCGTGGCCTCGTGCATGGCCAGGATGTCGGCGCGCACGCGGTCGTAATCGACGACGTTGCCGGGCGTCGCGGTGACCAGGCCGTCGCGGGCCCACACGTCGTACGGCACGCGGTCGCGCCGGCTCCGCTCGCGGATGGTCTCCTCGGGAATCCAAAACGTCGGGACGATGAAGTCGGGGCCCTCGCCTCCGCTCGGGAAGTAGCGCACAAGCGCGGCGACGTCGGTGGTGGCCGCCATGTCGAGGCCGCCGATGCAGGACCGTCCGGCGAGCGCATCCGCGTCCACCGGCCCGCCGCACGCGTCCCAGGCCGCGGCCGAGAGCCACCGCACGTCCGCTTTCGTCCAAACGTTGAGTTGCTTGTTGAGAAACGCGTTGAGCTTGCCCGGCAGCATTTTCGCGAGGTCGGACTGCTGGCGCATAAAGTCGGCGGTTTTCGCGATGCCGAGGAGCGGGTTGGACTTGGCCCAGGCCGCGGGGTCGTGCGGGTCGTCCTCGTCGTCGATGGTGTAAATGATGCCGAACGTGTGCGGGTCCTCGACCCGCCGCTCCAGGATGGAGCACACGTGCCGGCGTTGCTCGGCGCAGATACCGTGCTGGTTCACGCCGGCCGTCGTGATTTGAAAAATGAGCGGCTGGACGCGGGCGCCCATGCCGTCGTCGATGACGTCCCACAAGTCACGCGAGGGCCACGCGTGGAGCTCGTCCATAATGGCGAGCGAAGGGTTGAGGCCGTCGAGCGTTTCGGAGTCGGCGCCGAGCGGACGCCACACGGCTTCCCGGGCCGTGAACTGGATTTCCTTCACGCGGAGGGCGAGGAGTTGAGTGAGGCCCGGGGAACCCTTAATCATGGCCCGCCCGTCCCGCCACCCGATTTTCGCCTGGTCCTCCTTTGTCGCGACGGAATAGACCTCGGCGCCGGGCTCCTCCAGGAGGCCCATGATTCCGACGCCGCCGGAAAGCGTGGTCTTGCCGTTTTTCCGCGGGACTTCGATGTACGCGTACCGGAACCGCCGCGGCCCGCCGGCGGACTTTTTCCAGCCGTAAAGGCTCCCGATGATGAACTCCTGGGCGGGATGGAGGGCGAACGATTCGCCGGCGTGGGCGCCTTTGTAGTGCCGGAGCTCGCGGAAAAACGCGATGGCCTGGCCGGCCGCCGTCGGGTCGAAGTGGTGCACGCCGGCCTTGAGGTCGGCCAGGTGACGTTCGCACGCCAGGCGCTCCCACTTGCACGCCGCCCGCCGGCCCGAGGCGATGGTCTCGGCGTAGGCCGTGGCCGGGTCGGCCACCTGGGCGGGAGCTTTGCGGCGCCTGGTCATTTGACGAACGAGGCAAACGGGTTGGCCGCCTTGGCTCCGCCGCCCCGCGGCACTCGCGTCCTCGCGACCGGCGAAAACCCGAGTTGCCCGACGGCCTGGAGGAGTTGCCGCTGCGCCTGGGCCCGTACCGCAATTTTTGGGTTGGCCGTGCGGATGCCGTTGGGAAGGACGATGATTTCGCCCTCGGTGCGGATTTCCACCGTCAGGCGGGCGACGTCGGAATACGCCTGGGCGTACGTCGCCAGGGCGGCCGCGTCCATTTGCTGCGCGACCTCGGCCTCGCCGAGCTCCTTGGCGGCGCGCTTGTATTCGCCGGCCGCAACCTGGTCGAGCCAGGGCGGCGGGGGTGGGACGCCTTGGCGCAGTCGCATGGCGTCGGCGGTGGCGGTTTTCGGTGCTGGTCCTCGTGAGCCCATGGGTTTGAAAAGTTGGCGTTTCCTTGCGATTTGCGGGGGGGGTGTTTCAGATGGCTCCGCGGCCCCGACCGGCCGGCCGGAGGCCCGTTTTCGGGCAAAGGGCGGCGGGAGATACCGGGGGCGCGGAAACTCCACGCGTTTTGCGCGAAGT